TTGAATGTCTCCGTGAAATGAGTACTTGGCATAGTTGGGTGGTTCTTCATTGTATTCCTTTTGTTAGGGCATTCTCTTTGGCTAACTCTGCGTAGTGAATTATCTTATCGAGGTCGCTTATGCATTGATTCTTGTTATACATCCTAGATGCATACTTGATTATATTTGTTTGGTACGGGTCTAATTTGTTAGCCACACAGTAGTCTAAGGGTTGAATAGCCATATCCTTATAATGACTCCCACCTACTTGCTTTTCTTTAGGACGGGTGTTATATATCGCCATCATTGGGTCATTAGATTTGAGGGAGTGGTACATCTGTAGTTGCTCCGTGCGGATGGCATCCCACTCCTCTGGGGTTGTATTAGAAATCTTAGACTTTGAGGTCATGCTGGGCTCCAGAGGTTGACTTCATTCGTTGAGGTATAGTCCCCGTCTCTCAAGATACGGGCAAGCCTAACCTGAGTTAAACACTCTCCTTGTGTGTACCCTGCCTTAACGAAAGCCTTTAGTGTTAGCTCCCACATCTCCTCTTCTGTTGTAGCTCCCTCAAGAATACGCTTTGCTTTCACTGGGCCAACACCCTTAACGCCATGGTAGTTATCAACACTGTCGCCTGTTAAAGCCTGAGTGAACCAGTTACGATCTGCATCAGTCTGTGTGATTTCGACAGGGGCATCATCGTGGTTCCTTATGTGAATACACCCCGGTATTGTCGCCATGTCCTTGTCGGCAGAGTAGATGATTGAGGTTCCTTCTGAACGTGTGGCCCATATGCCCATGACATCGTCAGCTTCTATATTGGGCCATATCTCAGTGGTGTAACGCTGACTAAGGAAAGCCACCACCTCAGGTATACACATAGGCTTACGCTTGTTAGCCCTGTTAGCTTTATAGTCTGGGTAGACATCCTTTCTAAAGTTCTTTTTAGATGAGAAGGAAATCGATACGTCAGACAATTCAGGGAAGTAACCACGCACAGTACTTATAATTCTTTCAACCGATGATTGAGCCTTATGATGTGCCTCTGATTCCTGTGTGTGTAATGTCCATAAGTCCTCACCCCATTTGATTGCCCTCTCGCTGGAGGCACATGCTTGGAATGCAACAATATCACCATCAATGATTAACTCAGTTTTCATCTTTATCTCCTGTTAATGCTGCCCATACTTCTGGAAAGAATATCTCGATTTGGTCTGAGATTTGCTGTGCTATCTCACTGGTTTCTGCTTGTGCATGTTTGTCGAGCCTGAGGTTGCACACCCTCGCAAATGCTAATACCGACCCTGTCCAGTACCACTCTGTGTTAATAGCAGTGGGTAGTACAGCCCGGGCTTGCTCTTTGCTTACGCCCATACCCAGTAATGTTTCATAAGCTATCTGACTTGTCTGTATAGCTGTCTTATATACGCACCCTGCCATCGACTTCTTAAGTCCTACTAGCCCTGCGTACCCTGAGCCCTGCTTAATATCCTTGTCATCCTTTCTGAATGATGTGGGTTCCCAATATGATTCCTGTGCTTTGACATATCGGTATGAGATTTCATTCCACACTAAACCCACTTGATGCTTTGCTAACTGGCGTGCAACAAAGATTGGTGCTTTGATGCGGAATTGCGCTTGGATGTGTCCGAAGGGACTCCAATGCCCATGCTTGGCTAGATATCTAATCAACCTGTTATTCTGATCGATACTGTACTGAGACGCTTCCTGTGCATACGAGACTCTAGCTGCATTAGCCACAGTATCATCGGTTCCCATAGTATTTAATAATTCTACTTTCATTTGGTGTAGTTATCCTTGTGTGGATTTCTTACTGAAGTGTAAGTCTTCTGATTTTAAAAAAGGGTTGTACCTTGTTTCCATTATGTATTTAATTAAGCGGAAGATTGTATCGGGACAGTCTACTAAATTACCTGCTGCCACGTTGCACCCACCACAGAGTAAACCCCTGACATCCTTTGTGGTATGGCAATGGTCTATGTGTATAGCTGTCTTCATACCTGTGAACTGATTCCCACAAGAATCACAATACCCTGCTGCCCTTAGTATGAGAGCTTCATGTGCGTCCCATGTGAGTCCATACTTCTTCAAAAGAAATTTACCATAATGCTTGTTTCGCTTTTCAGGGAAGAGATTGAGATACTCCTTCATGCCTTTGTTTTTACACACCTTGCACACTGGCCTACGTCCTAGGGCGCAGCCTGCATCCTTAACGAAAAGGTCGAGGGCTTTAACCTCCCCACATTTTACACATACCCTAGTGAGTTTCTGCCCAGTTTCTTCCGATGTTGTACTCTCCGGTAAGGGGGAGTTTGAAGTTGTAAAAGTCTCCAGTAAGTCTGATTGCATCTATCGCTATTTCCCCTATTTCCTTAGATTTAGATTCGTCACCTTGGACTACAAGTTGTACTTCATCATGTACAAATGCAACTTGTGTAACCCCTGTGATGCCTTTAAGTTTTAGTTGTTGGTGTAATATGACAAGCCATTGCTTACATATGATTGCCCCTGCTGATTGAAGTAGGGAGTTGAGTGCTGCATGCTCGGAACGAATGGGTATCCTTCGACCATCCAATCCCCTTAGCCATCCCTGTGCCTTAACCTTCTTACTGACTTCTTCTCTCAACTGCCTGATCGCAGGTGTCTTCTTCAGGAACCGGTTACGTAACTTCGTACCTTCCCGCTTACCACCCCCCACAATTTCACCCAGCTTCTCTGGCCCTGCGCCATAAAGGAAACCATATATGAAGGTCTTAGCTTGACCTCTTGACTCTAGCCCCGCAGCTACTTGGTTGACCGTGTGAATGTCTCCCTCAAGTAACTCTTTAGCATACTTGCCGTTATCAAACATGAACATATAATGCGCCAAGCACCGTAGCTCAAGCCCAGAAACATCAATGCCAACAAGAAGACTATCGGGGGGAGCAGTAAATAACGACCTACATTCCTTACCATACGGAACGGAGACGCTAGGTAGCTGGCCCATATTTGGGTTGCTGTGGGTACATCGGCTAGTAACAGCACCCATGGTATTAATCTGTCCATGTAACTTCCCTCTCTTTTCTAATTTTAACCATGCTTGCTTACCCTCTGCTAGTTGCCCTATGCGTTTCTGAATCATAAGGTATTCACTCAACAGTTTAGCGTGAGGGTAGTCCAGCGAGTTCAAGACCGTTTCATCAACCTTGGCTTGTCCGTTATCAGTAAAGTCCTTGGGTACCCACCCGTACAAATCAATGAGTCTCTTAGCTATATGCTCCCGGGAGTTAGCATTGAACTCCATATGTAGTACACGAGTGTAAGGACTTCCTTCATGAAAATCAGCCCTCCCCTTATCCTTAAAGTTCAAGGTCCTCTTAGGGATTACCTCCCCCTTATCAGCCCACCACTGCCCAAACTCATCCTTGAGTTGCACCCCTAGCTCCGCTCGTTTAGCACACAAGGTTCCATATAGTTCCTGAGCCCCCTTAACATCGAAAGGGAATCCGTCTCTGGTTTGCTTAGAACATATGCGGTTAATCTCATGCTCTAACGTAACAGCCCTCGCTGAATACTTAACACGACTTATCTGCTTGAATAGGTAGGCGGTAACTATAGTATCCTGAGCGCAGTACTCACTCATCTCCGGGGTCCACTCAGACCAATCCGTTGTCTCAGCATAATCACCTTTATGGCATCCTAGCCTAAGCCCCCACGCCTTGAGGGAATGAGAGCCTATAAGGTTAGCGTTATTGGTAACCCACTTAACCCCCTTCTTGAACGCAGAGAAATCAGTGGCGCGTATATCAGGGAACAACAACCTTGACATGACTAATGTGTCAATGACCCTTTGGTCCGTCTCCTTAAACCCTGCGTTGCATTGAGCGAGTGCAGGGAAGTCGAAGCCTATGATGTTGTGGCCCACCAATAGGGATGCCTTATTAAGCCTCTCTATAGCTTCGTCTAACCCTCCGAACTTATCGTACACATCTACTACATCTGTATCTAAATCCCTTATAGCAATACAGTGAATCAGGAGGTCTTCCTTATCCAATAGACCGTTGGTTTCAATATCAAAAACTAATCGCATGGCTTCTTCTTCCTAAGATACTTCCATTGGATGGCATCCAGAGTCCTCTCGGAGGGTTTATCTGTTCCGTTACGGAACTCCTTAGGTTCTTCCTTTGGTTTCTCTTTCATTAGTAGGCCTCTTCAATGTCGTTAGCTAGGTACTTAAGTTCTTCCACAATGGCGCGGACAGCCTTAACATCTGTCAGACTACCCTTGGGGTATGTCTCTACTACCCTCTCCAATATGTCATCCCATGAGACATAATGTTTATCAACCCAAATACCACCTTCGTTGATTTCTAATTCCATTGTTCTTCCTCCATATCCACATTACTAAAAGGATCGGACGCACCTGCCTCTTCACCCATATCAAATGACATCTCCGTCATCCTTCCTGTCGATCCATCATAGGACAGTACGCTTGCAAGCCCTGTCTCGCCTGTCCATCGGTTCTTAAGTATCCTTAAGGTTGTCATATTGGCTTCAGTAGGGGACTGCTGATCCCTCTCGCAACCAATCACAATATCGGATAGCTGGCCTATGGCACCTGAACCTCGCAACTGTGCAAGGGAGGTCTGAGCCCCGTCCTCGTGTCCTTTGTCCCCGCTGGGCCTCTTCAGATGGCTGACTAGAATCAATCCGATACTCAACTCTTCAGCTAAGGACCTTAGGTTGGTCATCAAGTTATCAATGATTCTCCTTTCGTCACCCCCCTCCATCCCACTCACACAAATGGATATGTGGTCTAAAGCAATGTAGCCACACTCTCCTGTAGTAGCTAGGTATCTTATCTTGGAGAGTAGATTGCCTGTCTCCGTACTACCCCAATGGTCATAAAGGTAAACCCGCCCTGTGCCTAGGGTGTTATCGAATGCAAGCTTAAGCTCCTCTTCCGTGACATGCTCAGTCCCTAAGTGTAATGGCTTGTTAATAGCTAATGACATCAACCCTAATGCCGTCCTCTTAACATTCTCCTCCAGTGCTACATACCCTATCGATTCACCTTGATTGAGTAGGTGATGGGCTATCTCCCTTACAAATTGAGACTTACCTATACCGCTCCCTGCGGTTACCGTGACAATCTCTCCCCTCCTAATACCCCGGGTCATCTTATTCAAACCCGCATAAGGATACTCACGGCTCTCTGTCTTATCTTCCGTGGATACTAAGTCCCATAACGAGTTGCCATTGAGGATACCGTCAGGCTGATAAGGCTTGGCATCCCATATAGCACCCGTCAATTCCTTTACACGCCCTGCTTTCAACATCTCGTTAGGGTCCTTCATGGGCAGGTGAGCTATCTTAGCTTTGTTCGGAGGGAATAATGCCGCGCATTCCTTTGCTGCTTCCTGCCCCGGTTCATCCATGTCAAATGCTAAGACAATAGTCTCGAACTTACACAACCACTCTAACGATTTACCTATGGCGCGTTTAGCTCCATTGGCTCCTGTGGGTATCCCTACCACCGCAAAGCGGTTACCGAATATCTGGGAGACTGTCAGTGTATCGATCTCTCCCTCACATACCACCACCATCTTCCCTGAATTAAACAGCCACTGTCCATATAGGCCTGCCTTTTTAGTATCCCCTAAGAAAAGAAAGTCTTTGTTAGGGAAGCGAACCTTCTGTGCTACCCGTGCCCCTTCGTTATAGTAGTTTGCTATCTGGCATGACTTGCCGTTGTACACCCCTAGTTCATACTTGAACTTCTGGGTAGTGTCGAGGTGTATACCCCGCTTAGTTAGTGCAGTGGTCTTGCCACCTTCAATCAGTTCTGTAGCCACGCTGGGCCTCCTGTTAGTCTCGATGTAGTCGTTATTATTTGATGCGGAACGATGACCGCAGCTAAAGCAGAACCCATGACCATCATCATAGAGGCAGAACGCATCCGATGATGGGCATTTAGGGCATGCCGTTTTCATTATTAAGTTAGATTCAGGATATTCTTCCACCAATTCTCCGCATTGAACTCATCTGGTACTCTCCCAAATGTCGGAGGGTTCATAACTTCTATAGTAGGATACCGACACACTAAACCTACAATAAGGGTGTGTAACGCATCTAGTTGCACCTCGGTCCCAGTGCCTGTTAGGGCTATACCCACTGAGCAATCGTTGAAGCCTCTTGTGTGTGCGCCTGCATGCTCTATATCTCTCCCTTTTGTTATGTCCCCTCTCTTATTGATAACGTAGTGGTATCCAACCCTCAACCACCCTAATCTCCTGTGAGACTTGTCAATCTCTAAGGCATCAGCGAACCCCCTCTCTTCTTTGATTACTATAAAATCTGTAGTCCTTCTCATTACTCTAGTTCCCATTCCTTTGGTAGCCACTTATCGGCATATTGAAATCCATTCTTAATACACCATTCGGCATTAGTCTTCTTACTGTTCTCTCCCTTGGCATTGGAGTTCATAAAGACAAACCGTATATCTAGCTCAGGGTGTTGCTTCTTTATTAAGCGATGCTTAGTGCGGTCTGCTGAGTAGAAGTATCCTTTCGTCTCTATGATGATGCCATTGGGCAGCACGAAGTCCGGCTTGTAATATCTGTGCTGAACGTAATCGATTCGGTCAGCCTCATAGACATAATCAACCCCTCTCTTCCTGAGGTCTGTTGCAAACCGGGCCTCAAACTTAGACCTAAAAGTCTCCGTCTTCCCCGTCATCAGACGTAGTTGCGTCACTGAAGAGGTCTTTCGACTCTTCCACCGATTGTTTCTGGTTTGCTTCATAAGTTCCTTCTTCTTCCCCGAATGGGTTCCCACCACCAGCCGATAACTGAGTAGTTAAGTCAATGATTTGCAATCCCGTAGGCTGCATAGTAATACCAACACCTCCATTCCCTTGAGGCCCCCATGGTCGTGGTGTCCATGCGATCTTCACAGTACTTCCATTAGGGATTACCTTGATGGCTGTATCAGGTTGAGCTTTGCGGTCATAAATAGGTATCTCTGGGTGCCACACACCACCATCCTTAGTAGGTACGTTGTACTTCTGCTTGAATGTAATGGCTACATAGCCCTCAAATTTCTCTAAGAAGCTGTACATCTGATGGGGCGCAAGGCGTTTCTTAGGGTTGGCCTGCTTAACGGATGCTACATGGGTATCTAACATATCATCTAAGTGTATAAGCAGCTCCTGAGCCTCATCTTCCTTGATTAATATCTTGCCTTTGTATACCTCATCGCCTCCCTTAAAGCTTTCTGGGGTGATGAAATTGACGTAGTGAGCTTGTCCTGTCAGGACTTTATAGTTTTCTGGTGTCTGTGCTGTCATTAAGTTGTTCCTTTTATCTGCGTTTATTAAGTATTGCCTCTACGTCTATCCCCTGCCCCACTAACCTAGCTTGTAGGTCAACGGGGATTTGGATGTCTCTAGCAACGAGGATCGCTAGTGTTGCGAGTAATTCCGTTACGGAACTCTCATTTTTGGTTGTATGTACTATATTGTCCATTAATTGCATTCTCTATATGTTATCCACTGGTGTAATGTATCAGGCAAAAAAATACTTCGACTTCAATACATCCTTGATGTTAAGTGACCCTTTCGGTGGTACAGGAGGTATCTTATCAACCACCTCCCTTGCTGCCTCCGCAAACGCCTCCAGTCTGTCCTCACTATATATCTCTACAAAGCTCTCTCTTATTAACTGGCCCATCATCTCAGTATCAGCAGCATGTACTCCATAGGAATCATGCACCATAGCGAATGAATCCATACCGTAGTCAACAGCTTTACATATCGTGAGTGTCATAGCACTTGCATCTAGCGAGTGTACGAAGTTAGGGCTTACCCCATTCACGGCCCTCTTCTTATCTATAGACTTCTGAATGTCCACCCTTACCTGAGGCTTAATCAGTATGCCATCGATGTGTGTGGTTATCCTCCGTCCCACAGTAGATGGATACATCTGATGCACCCAGAATCCTGTGGGTGTCTGCCAGATAACAGGGAGATTCTCAACAGCTAGGGCCTTACCTACTGCTTGCAACCATGTCATTATCTTACGAGCTTTAGGGACAGCCTCATTAGCTGTTTCCCATAATAACCCTGATAAGTAACTAACTGCCGGGAACATGTCCCTACCAAAGATATCCTCTCTACCCCCCTCTATCTCTTCGTTAACGTAATCAAGTATGTATTCAGTACATGAGAATCTAGTACCGCCATACGGTATAACCATTATGGGACGTTTCACCGTCTTACGACTAGCCCCAAACTCTAACCATAGTTGTGCGAGGGGGTTGTGGGAATCATCTAGCACCTTCTCCCAGAGAGTATCAAACACTAACTGGTACATGTCCTCTGGAACCTCGCTAGGGGTTAAGCAAGTAGCCTTACCGCCCACTGCATCAAGTCCTAATGCACTTAGGTGCTGAAGGCCATTGTTACGCCCGTCTAACGCTATAGGGAGTGTACTGATAAAGCCGTAGCCCTCCTTCTTAAACCCTTCGTACTCAAAACAGAATGCAAGGAACTGGAAAGGGTCCCCGGCATCAGCCCACCATCTAAATGATAAAGGGTCGTCTGCCACTGCTAGGATGTTCTCTTCATTAGCAAGCACCCACGCCTTCCTATCACCAAAAGCAACCTTATCGTTACCG